CGCTGCAGCGCGACCGCGCCCGCGCGCTCAAGAGGTCGAGGAAGGCTAAGCGATGAGGTTGTTCGAGAAGTTATGGCGGATGCTCGCCGAGAACCGCCGCGTGCGCAAGAGCATCGAGGCGCGCCGCGCCCGCAGGTGCAGGAGGTCGACGAGATGAACGTGATGTGGGATGTGCAGGAGAGGACGTGCGCGATCTGCGGGAGGGTCTTCATCCCGAAGGCGCCCCACGCCAAGTACTGCTCGGAGGCGTGCCGGCGCGAGCACGACCTGCGCCGCGTGAAGGAGGCCCGCCGCAAGGGCGCCAAGCCGAAGCGCGACAGGGTCGACCGCTACCTTGCCGGGTCGGGCGCGGCCTACGACGAGCTCCAGGCCATGCGCCGCGAGGTCGCGATGAGATATTGAGTTTCCGCAGGTAGACATAGGTAGATATATAATTAAGGCCGCTGGCGTTGGAGCGCCGGCGGCCTTTGGCAAAGACGCCTCCCGGCATCCTCTATATGGCGTAGAGCATGGTACCACGCGGGAGGTCACATGGACGCAAGGGAATATCTGGAGACCGTACGGGCCGCCCAGCGCGGCATCGACCGCAGGCTGGCGGTCATCCAGTCGATGCAGGCGCGCGAGCAGGTGCGCGCCCAGCGCTACGACGCCGTGGGCAAGGGCGCGCACGGGACGGACTTTATGCGCTCGACGGATGACAGGATCGACTATGAGCGCCGCAGCGGCGCGGAGCTGTCGGAGCTGCGGCGCGAGGTGGAGCGGGGCCGCGAGCTGTGTGCGGGCGTGCGCTCCGCCAACCCCGGCAAGCGCTGGGGCGACGTGCTGGAGCTGCGATACTGCGAGGACCGCACGCTGCAGGAGATCGCGGGGACGCTGGGGGTGTCGGTGAGGTCGGTCCATTCAGATATGTCATCGGCCCTGGACTGGGTCGATATGGTGGGCATCGCCACCGCAAGGGCTGGCGTGGGCCGTGCGGCAATATAGTTGGATGGCTGGTTCGCGTCAGCATGTCGGCCCCGATCGCCATGTGCGGTCGGGGCCTTCTGTCTTTACGGGACTGCAGACAATTGCAGACGATTGCACACTTCTGCAGACAATTGCAGATAGTTGCAGACGATTGCACACAATTGCAGACCGTTGCAGGTTTCTTCTGGGATATAACTAGGGTGTCGATTCGCAGCGCCGCCCGCGCGGCATGCGGGTCGGATGTGCGTGGAAGCACAGATGAGTGGCCGGGGTTCCCTTCAGCAGTTCAGGGACTCCGGCCTTTCTATTCCGTTTAATTCAATAGGGGATGATGCCCGTGGTCAGCCGAGAGTGCATCACACGATCCGCCCGCCGCCACGACACGGTCATGGCGTGGGCGTTCCGTCGCGCCCTGGGGGTCACGGCGGCGCCCCGCCGCCGACCGGGGAGTGCCGGGGGCGTGCGCCTGGAGGCGCTGCGCTACGGGGGCATCGAGGCGTGTATGTCCAACCGAGGGCGCTCCCCGGTGGAGTGGTAGGGGATGGGCAACCCGCGCAAGGCCAACGGCGCCCGACGCCGCCATGTCGTGCGGTGGCTGCGCTCGCAGGGTAGGCCCTGCTGGATATGTGGGCTACCCATAGACTACGGGGTGCCTGCGGGCGACCCCCGGGCTTTCGAGTGCGACGAGCTCGTCCCGGTCAGCCGCGGCGGATCGCCCTTCGACCGTGACAACGTCGCCGCCGCACATCGTTGCTGCAACAACTGGCGCCGCGCCCGCAGCGTCGCCGAGGTCTCGGCCGTCCGGTCCGCGCTCGCCTCGCGCCGCGCCGCCTGGAACTCGCCCGAGACGTTCGTCGCGCTGTGCAAGGCACTCAAGGACGATCGCGCATCGGTTATTGGTCCCCCGTCCGTGCCCGACAGACAGCCTCGGGCAACGACCTCGTGGTAGGGGACGCGCCTCGGCACTCGACCCCACGGGGGTCTTTTGCCGGATGGCGACGGGCCACCATCCCGCGCCAGGGCCGCAATACCCCCGAATACGCTTTTTTACAGAAGTCAAGCCAAGACCGCAGCTAAACCGAGAAAAACTAGGCGGGTGTGTACGTGAAGATACACGACATCGTCCCATATGAGCGAAACGCCCGGCACAACGCCTCCGCCGTCCCCGTGGTCGCCGACTCCATCAAGGAGTTCGGGCTGCGCGGGACCATCGGCCTGGAGAGCCGCGAGCGCCCGGTTATTGTATGGGGGCACACGCGCGTCGAGGCGTGCAGGAGCCTGGGGTGGGACGAGATTCCCGACTCCAAGATCGAGTACTGCGACGACCTGACCGACGAGCAGATCAAGGCCTTCCGCATCGCCGACAACAAGACCGGCGAGGTGGCCACGTGGAACAAGTCGATGCTGCGCGAGGAGGTCCGCAGCCTCAAGGACTTCGACATGTCGAGGTTCGGGCTGGACTTCAAAAGCAAACGGCTCGACTACGGCCACGAGCGCCTGAGGACGGACGATGCGTACAACCTGCGCCTCGTCAGCCGATCCGACTGCGGTCGCGACGGCATGCCCCGCATGAAACGCTGCATGGCCAGGCCGGCGGACATGATCGGGTTCAACTACGCCAAGAGCACGCCCGAGGCCGACAAGGCCGGCCGCTGCTGCCACTTCTTCATCGACGACTACCAGTTCGAGCGCGTGTGGGCCCGCCCCGCGGCCTACCTCGAGTGCCTGCGCGGCTTCGACTGCGTGCTCACGCCCGACTTCTCGCTCTACCTCGACATGCCCGACGCCATGCAGCGATGGAACCGCTACCGCTCCCAGGCGCTCGGGCACTGGTGGCAGGAGCAGGGCCTCCGTGTAGTCCCGACCCTCTCGTGGGCGCAGCGCCGGAGCTTTCTCTTCACGTTCGACGGCGTCCCGCGCCGCTCGACCGTCGCCGTGTCGACCGTCGGCGTGAAGGGGGACGAGGGCGCGCAAGAGTTCTGGCATGAGGGGATGCGCGAGGCGATGAGGCGCCTGGAGCCGTCCCGCGTGCTCCTCTACGGCAAGAATATCGGATTCGATTTCGGCGGCTGCGAGGTCGTCGAGTACAAGGCTGGTGGATTTCATGGGCGGTAGAGGAAGCTGGTCGGCTACGCGGAAAGGGACGGGAACAACTAAGACTTCCCCAGGCCGCTCAGGACAGAGAACGCCGCGCCCGATGGATGTGAAGCAGTTCCAAGGGATGACGCTTCAGGAAATCGAAGACAGGATTCGAGTGCTTGGCCATGAGGAGCTTTTCGTCATCGGCAAGGACGGCTCCGTCCTTGCCGCATATAGGGGCAACAGCAACAGCGTCGCGTTTTACAGTTCCGACCTGATGCGCCGCGGCGCGACCGTGACCCACGGCCACCCGAAGGGGGCGGAAGGTTACGGCGCAACGTTCTCGCTCCAGGACGTGCAGAATATGGCCGCGTCAAACTGGGCCGAGCACAGGGCTGCGGCGAGCGGCAAGAATGAGCTGAATTACATCATTCGCCGCAACCCCTCGAATACCGAAGCGAAGAGCAAGGCCCTATACGAGAAGATCGGAAAGGATTCGGCGAGCATCCAGGCCGAGATTAAAAGCGAGGCAAGAAAGGCCGGGGGGAATCTGTCTGCCGCGAGCAGGCGGCAGATTTACACCGGCGTCCTCGACCGCTATTACTCAGAGACCCTTCCTAAGTACGGATTCGATTACATCACCCGCAATAAAGGGTACAATTACAACAGATAGCGGCAGGTAGGAGGCTACAGCCATGAATGAGACAAAGTCCGGCCAGAATCCCTTCAATCTTTCCGACTTGAGTTTTGAGGAGTTCCGGAACCAAGGTGTCGTCGTGACGGACGACGGCGCTTTCTTCGATGCTCTGGACGAGATGGTCGGCGTTGTCCCGAGGACAGACGAGCTTCTCGAAGGAGAGTAGCAGCCTATGGCCGCAGACGATTTCGACGTCGTTGTCTTCAAGGTACTGAGCTACCTGTATCAGTGCATCAAGGACGGCGTTGAGCCGAATCCGGCGAAGGCACAGGAGCTCGCGAAGATAAATCCCGTCTATTGGCGGGCCGTCGTCTCTGATCTTATTGACCGCAAGCTGGTCGTAGCCACAGTCCTGAAAACGACGGGCGAGACGCTCTACTACGACCTGCGCATCACGTCAGCGGGCGTCGATTACCTCAACGAGAGCCCGAAGATGCGCAAGGTGAAAGAGTTCCTGGGCACAGCGCTCGATGTGGCCATCCATATCGCAGTGGAGGCCACCAAGGCGCTCTAATGGGCTTTATGCCAGATTTCGCCAGCCGTCCCAAGGGGCGGCTTTTTTATGCCGATTGGAGGTGGCGGATGCCCCTCGAGAAGCCCGCCGCGGTCGCCGGCGACCCCGTGAAGAGCGCCAAGTGGGACGAGCTCACGGCAGGCCGCTCGTTCACCCAATCCGACGCGCCTACGCTCGCGCTGCTGTGCCAGTGGTACAAGATCGTCCAGCTCGCCCAGGACGAGCTCGACAGCTTCGGCGAGCAGACCGCCTACCAGAACGACATGGGGGACCTGAAGTCCTTCCCGCAGATAGCGACCCTGAAGACCGCCTCGGCGGAGATCAGGCAGCTCAACAAGCAGCTCGGCATAACCGACGGCCACGAGGGGGCGCCAGATGTCCGGAACGTCCAGACCAAGCTCTTCTCGATCGCCGAGCGCCACGAGGCGCGGAAGGCAAGAGCCGCGGTATAGGGTCGCCGTGGGCGAGGTCGCCTACTCCGAGGGCGAGGACGCCGCCGAGCTGGGCGGGGACCTGGGCATGGAGCCCATCGAGTGGCAGTCCCTGGTTCTGTCCGATTGGTGCGCGTGCGACGCCGAGGGCCGCCCCGCCTACGTCACGTGCGGCCTGGACGTGCCCCGCCAGAACGGCAAGAACGCCGTCATCGAGATATACGAGGTGTTCCGCCTGGCGGTCTGCGGCTGGCACATCCTCCACACCGCGCACCGCGTGAAGACCGCCAAGAAGGCGTTCAACCGACTCGTCCGCTACTTCACGGACAAGGAGCACCCCGAGCTCTCGTGCCTCGTCGAGAGGATCCGCCGCACGAACGGCGAGGAGGCCATCTACCTCACCAACGGCGGCTCCATCGAGTTCTCGGCGCGCACCAACGGAAGCGCCCGAGGCTTCGATGACATCCAGCTCGTCGTGTTCGACGAGGCGCAGGAGCTCACCGACTCCCAGTACGACGCCATCATGTACACGCTCGCCGCCTCCGCGACCGGGGAGCGCCAGATCATCTACACGGGCACGCCGCCCAACGAGGACTGCCCCGGCACCGTGTTCGCGCGCACGCGCGCGGCCATCCTCGCCGGCGACATCCCGAGCACCGAGTGGTGCTCGTGGGCCACGGACGAGTGCCCGCGCCAGGACGCCACGTTCGACGACGTGGTGGACCTCATCTACGAATCGAACCCGAGCATGGGCATCATCCTGTCGCTCGACTTCACCCGCACGGAGTTCGCCGGCGGCTCGATCACCGGCTTCGCCCACGAGCGCCTGGGCTGGTTCAGCCCGGCCGCCATGCTCACGAGGGCCATCCCGCGGGAATCGTGGGGCGCCGCCCTCATCGACGCCATCGGCGACCGGTACCGCGGCAAGAAGGCCTTCGGGGTGAAGTTCTCGAGGGACGGGTCGACCTACGCGCTGTCGGGCTGCAAGCTCGGCCAGCGTGCGCTCAAGGGCAAGGCCGCCGTCGAGCTCATCAGGGTCGGAACGACGGCGGGCGGCGCCCGCGAGCTCGCCGAGTGGCTCTACGACCGCCGCACGACCGCGTCGGTCGTCGTCATCGACGGCATGTCGGGCGCCGACGCGCTCATCGACCGCCTCGCCGAGATGAAGCCGCCGCGCGGCTACGTCGTGAGGCCGCAGACGCGCGACGTGGTCGCCGCCGCCGTCGGCTTCGTGGACGCGCTCAACGACGGCACGCTCGCGCACACCTACGACCCGACGCTCGAGGATTCGGCGAGGAAGTGCGTGCGCAGGAAGATCGGGTCCCGCGGCGGGTGGGGCTTCGGCTCCCCCGAGGACGCGACCGTGTCGCCCGAGCCACTCGAATCTTGCTCGCTCGCGCTGTGGGGCGCGAGGAACACCAAGCGCAACCCGCGCAGGAAGCAGAGGACACTGTGATCCAGAGAATTGGGCAGGGGGCCTCCGTCGAGACGCCGAACCTCGACGCCGTCCCCGAGCCGTACCGAGCCGCCGTGGAGGACATGTTCGACACCTGGGGCGACATGTCGGCGCGCAACACCGTCCTCAAGCGCTACTACGACATGAAGAACGAGATGAAGAGCCTCGGCATCTCCATCCCGCCCATGCTCGAGATGGTCAACTGCGTCACCGGGTGGTGCGCCAAGGCCATCAAGGCGCACTCCGTGCGCTCCGTCTTCGACGGCTTCGTCTTCGACGGCGCTGAGGACCAGGACCTCAAGCGCCTCGTGCGCGAGAACCGCCTGAGGTCGCTCTACCGGCAGGCGTGCGCTAGCGCCCTCACCTACGGCGTGTCGGCCATGACCGTCATGAGGGGCGGCCCCGGACAGCCCGAGGCGATGGTCCGCGTGTTCAGCGCGAACCAGTTCTGCTGCCTGTGGGACAAGGACGCCCGCCGCATCCGCTGCGGCGTCGTCCTCGCCGACGTCGACAGGTCGGGCAACGCCTCCCGCTACGTGTGCCACTTCCCGGACGCGGTGCTCACGCTGGTGCGTATCGGCTCGGGCAGCGGCCCATATGAGTGGGGCTGCGAGACGGAGCCGAACCCCATGGGTCGCCCGCTCATGGAGGTGTTCACCTACGATCCCGACCCGGACCGCCCGCTCGGCCACTCCATGCTCACGCCCGAGATCCTGGGCATCGTCGACAAGGCCATGCGCGACGTGCTGCGCATGGAGGTCGGCGCGGAGTTCTTCACGTTCCCCCAGCGATACATCCTCGGCGCCAAGGACGACCTCTTCTCCGTGAAGGACGGGGACGGCGGGGAGGGCGATGACGATGATGGGGACGAGGGCGGTCTCGCCACCCCGCCGTCGCCCATCGCCAAGTTCAATGCGTACGTCGGGTCGTTCCTCGCCATCACCAAGGACGAGGACGGCGATGTCCCGACCGTGGGGCAGTTCGCCGCCCCGACCGCGGACAACTTCACGCGCGTCTTCGAGAACGACGCGCAGCGGTTCTCCGGCGCGACCAACGTGCCGCTGGCGCAGCTGGGAGTGCTGTCGAACACCTACACGTCCTCGGACGCCCTGGGCGCGGCGAACGACCCGCTCATCCTCGAGGTGGAGCAGATCAACGAGCACAACGCCGAGGCGCTCGAGACGGTCGCGCAGATGATGATGGCGGTCAAGGACGGCGTCCCGATATCCGGGCTCACCGACGAGCAGCGCGCCGTCCAGGCGTACTTCAAGGATCCCTCGATGCCGACCATCGCCGCGCGCGCCGACGCGTGGACGAAACTCGCCGCCGCGGACGAGAGCATGCTTGGCACCCGCGTCTACTACGAGGGCGTGGGCCTGTCCCAGCCGACCATCGACCGCCTGGAGCGCGAGAAGCAGCAGGGCGGGGCCATCGCGGCGCTAAACGCCATGGCGGAGACGATGGCCGCGCAGGCCGCGAAGGCCGCGGCCCTGCCGCCCGCCGGCGGTGAGGCGGAGTGATACCGCGCGAGGACTTCGACCGCTACGCCCGCGCGCTCGGCATCAACGCCGACCTGCTGCAGGCAGCGGTCGCACAGGCGATAGACGGGTGCGCGGGCCTCTACGGCGAGGAGCTCTACCGGGCGCTGGCGCGCACCTACGCCGCGCTCGTTGCCAAGTTCGGCTCGTTCGCGGCCGCCGCGGCAGTCGAGTTCTACGCCGCCATGCGCTCGGGCACCGGACCGGCGCAGGGATACGAGCCGCGTCAGTTCGACCCCGGCCACGGCGGGCTCCTCGCGAGCGACGTCGACGAGGCGCTGCGGGTTTCCGCGCCCGCCGCGGCGCTCGCGGCG